GGGTCCAGCCCGTTGATGTGGATGCCGTCGGCGTTGAGCGTGTAGTGGATGCCCTGATACAGCTCATCCCCGTTGCGCAGGATCTCGACATACGGCGCCACGAAGCCGCCCGTGCGCAGCGACGTGTCGCCCGCTGCGAAGCTGCCGACCGTGTCGGTGGCACCGACCAGATAGCGCACCGAGGTGGCCTGCGTGAGGCCGTAGGCGGTCGTCTGTTTCGAGCCGTCAGCGAAGGTCACGCCGCTGTCGGCGAGGCCGATGCCGCCCTTCACCTGCAGCGTGTTGATCGTGTCGTCGGTGGCGCCCGCACCCAGCAGCCAGCGGCCGGCTGCGTTCAGCACGCCGCGGACCGTGCCGTTGATATTGAAGCGGATCGGGCTCGCGTCGCCCGTCACGAGGTCGATGCCGAGTGCCGTCGAGAACAGCTGCGCGGCAGCAGCGGCAGCTGCACCGATCGTGCGCAGCACACCGCCTGCGCCGCTCGCGCCCACCGGGCCGGCGGCCAGCACCTTGTCCGTGCCGTTGTCGGCGATGGTGCCCGCGAGCAGCACGGGCGCGTTCACGCTCGTGTCGAACTTCGGACGCGCCTTGTTGCTGTAGATATGAATCCGCCACACGTTCGAGGCGTCGGAAACAAACGACAGAGTGTCGCCTACGACGCCCGTATAGGGTGCGGTCCACCCGGCAGCCGTATTACCCGACTGGAGCGCGACGGAGTCCCCCGAGGCCCCCAGCTGCACCGTAACACCTAGCCCTGCGGGAATCGTGTTGGCGGGCGGCAGGGTAGTAACTTTGTTTACCCCGGTCTGAATGAACAGGCCGCCAACGTTCGTAAGGTCGAGCGTCGTGTCGACAGCCGCCGTCGTCATCGAGCTGTAACCCAGGCCCGGCGTCGAGGTCGTCGCATATACTCCCGTGCCGTCGCAGAAGAGCGATGCGGGCTTGCCAGATACCAGCGTGACGCTGGGCGTCTGTCCCACCGACTTGATGGTCAGCGTGAAGGCGTTGCTGCCCGAGTTCGTGCACAGGTTCTTCGCGATGAACGGGTGCGGGGTGTTCTGGACCGTCACGATGCGGTTGCCCGTGAGCACGCCCGTGAACTCCATGATGCCGTTGCCTGACTGCGTCGCATCGAGCGTTACGTCGGCGGCAGCCACGTTCAGGTTCAGCAGCCCGTTGACGGCATTCGCGCTGCCTGCCGCGTTCAGCTCGCTCGTGTGCGCGTTCGCCGCGCTGGTGTCGGCGGCGAGCCGGTCGGTGTGCGCGTTTGCGGCGTCGATACCCGTCTGTGTGCGATCGAGGCCGGTCTGTGTGCGATCGAGGCCGGTCTGCGTGCGGTCGCTGCCGGTCTGCGTACGGTCGAGCCCAGTCTGCACGCGGTCGGCTGCCGTGGCTGTCTTGTCCGCGTCGGCGGCGAGCCGGTCGGTATGCACCGCCGTGCGGTCGGCTGCCGTGGCTGCTGCGTCCGCATCGGTCTGCAGGCGGTCGGTGTGCGCAGCTGCCGCATCCGCTGCCGCATCCGCCGCACTGGCGGCGGCGGCCGACGCACTGGAGGCAGCGCCAGCCGCAGCCGTGCCGCCGACGTCCGAGTCGTGCAACTCGATAACGTTGCTGTCGTCTACTACAAGTTCGAGATCCGATGCCATTTCGCGGTCCTGATTATCGGGTTACGTCGGGCGAGCAGTACACGCGGCCGCCCGCGACGGTCATGGTATTGCCGGCCGGGCTCGTGATCTTCAGGTCGTAGGCGCCCACCAGCGTGAAGGGCCGGTCATTGACCTTGACGTTCACCGGGTTCGGCGCAGGGGCGCCCACCGGGAAAAACGTCATCGTCTGCGTATCGGTGAGCTTCGGCTGGATCGTGCCGTTCACGCCGCCCAGCGCAATGCCGCCCGTCGCGGATTGCAGGTCAACCAGCGTGGCCGTCGCGGAGTAGGACGAGCGGATCTGCATGCGCGCCGTATAGCCCGTCAGGTCCATCGGCTGCGCGTTCGCCTTGAACCGCAGCGTCCAGATGGGCGCCCAGTCGTCACCCTGCTCGATGTACAGGTCCAGCGCTGCGCCGCTCATGTCGCGTTCCTTTTCGGGTATTTCGCCTTGACTGCCTTGATGCGCGCGAGCATGTCCAGCGTGCTCTGCGGCACCGGCTGTCCGTTAAGCAGCGCCTCGAAGCCCTTCCACAATTCGTCCATCTGGTCCCCGTAGTCCGGGTACGAGACGGCGCGCAGCGGCGCGGGGTTAGGTGCGTGAACTATTTTTGTCATGGCTGGGTTACCTCAAACTTCGCCGCCAGGTACGGCCACGACTCAATCACCACGAGGTACGTGCCGGGGTAGGCGAACTCCAGATCTATTTCGCCGTCCTGAATATCGACGGGCAGTTCGGTGCCGATTGTAACCGTGGACGGGTTCGGCACGTTCGAAATTTTCATGCCGTCGAGGCTTGACGGATTGGACTGCCTGGCAACTACCTGGTCGTCAGCCGTCACGTAGTGGCCCTCGATCGAGCCCCGCCCCTCGATGTAGCGGCGGCCCACCTCCCGCTGGTGGGCCTCGAAAATGTAGCGCGGCGCGTTGCCCGTGTGGTCGATGCGGCCGTCAGCGTCAGCGCACACGAAGTCCACGTTGCCTAGTGCGTCAGTAGGGATCATCGCTTTGCCTCGAAGACGGTTACCGCCAGGTTCGTGCAGTTGTTTACGCTCACCACAATCTGCAGGTTTCCTGAGTAGTTGCCGATGGTTATGACGTTACTTTGCGGAATACCCGCAGTACCGGAGATCGATACGGTACCCCCAACGTTGGTGGCTGCCGAGGCGTTGCCCGAGCCCGACGGCGGCTGGCCGACGTTGCCCGTCAGGAACACCAGCATGGCGCCGCCGCCCGCCGCGTAGTTGATCACGCTGCCGTTGCCAACACCGTAGGACGCCATCGTCGTCACCGCGTTACCGCCGATGCGCAGCGTGTCGATCTGCGCGACGCCGATGTGTGCCGTCTGGATCTGCGCGTTGGCGATGTGTGCGGCCAGGATCTGCGCGTTGGCGATCAGCGCAGCCGTGATCGCCGCGTTCTGGATGTTGGCCGTGCCGATCGCGGCGTTGGCGATCTTCGCATTGGTGACCGACAGGTTCTCGATGTCGAGCGTGCCGCCCTGTTTCGGGATCACCTGCGTGCCGACGTTGCTGTTCCACGGCCCGACGTTGCCGCTGGTGTCGACCGCGCGCACCCAAAAGTAGTACGGCACGGTGGGCGTGAGGCCGCCCACCGTCCAGTTGGTCGAGCCGATCTTGTCGCCAATAATGGCGGCCGTGGCGATATTGTTGGTGCCGCTGTAGGCGACCTGGAAGTAGTTCAGGTCGAGGTCGGACGGCGCCGCCCAGTTCAGGATCGCGCTGCGGAAGTCTGCCGCGCCCGTGAGTGACGTGCAGGCTCCCGGCGGTGCGCTGCTGCCCTGGATCGTGTAGGTCTCGTCCAGCGAAGGCGACAGCGAGCCGTCCGAGCTGATGCCGTAGACCTTGAAGTCGTAGATGTCTCCCTTGGTCACGCCATCGATCTCGTAGCCGGGCGTGCGCGTCGTGTCGCTCATCCAGATGCCGCCATTTACGCGCCACTGGATCATGAAGTGGGTGGTGTTGCCCGACCAGCTCATGATGATCTTCGAGCCGATCACGCCAGGTGCCGCGAGGAACGTCGTCTCGGTGAGCGACCACAGCGTCGGCAATGCCGCGCCGAGCGCGTCGCCGTAACCGATGGGCGGCATCTGCAGCTTGGTGCCGAAATCGATCGCGCTGTACTTCGAGGCGTTGTAGGTGACGGCCGTCACGTCGAACTGGTTCTTCTCGGACTCCTTCACGTTGAGCACGCGAAAAGTCTGCGGCACGAGGTTCGAGCCCGTCAGCACCCACATGAAGCCCGGCTGCGGCACGTTAGCGACGGGCGACACGAAGCTCAGCAGCGCCGTCGTATTGACTGTATTCAGGACTTGCGCCTGGTGGCTGTTGCCGTCGCCGTCGTAGTAGATGATCGAGTAGGTGACGCCGGGGTCGAGCACAACGGGCGCATCGAGCGTGATCGTGTTGACGTCGGCCTTCATGATCCGGCCGCCGATGCGCTTGGTGCTGCGCGTCGGGTCAGCGACGTAGATGATCTCGCCCGGCGTGAGCATCGCGGCGTCGAGCCCGGCCTGGAAGGTCAGCTGGTCGGTGTCGGCCAGCTCGCTGATCAGCGCCCACTGGCCCAGCCGGTGGGCCTGTCCTCGCGAGGTGCAGCCAACGGCCATGATCTCCGTGACCTTTACGCCAAAGCGCTGCAGCGCATCGGCGTTTTCGACGTACTCGGTGTTCTGCTGGTACTGCTGGGCGGGGTCGTTCCAGCGCACCAGCGCGACGCTGTGCCGGTCCTTGAGCGCCGTTCCCTGGTACTGGAACTTGCCGTTGATCACGTTCGCGCGGCTGAACGTCTTGACGGGCGTATGCGGCGCGTCCTGCGTGACGAGGATATTGCCGGCCGCCCAGTAGCTCATGCCGCGGAAGATCGACAGCATGTCCTGCACGCACTGGTACGCTTCCTTGGCGTTGTTGATCACCATGTTGCAGGTGAAGCGTGGCTCCAGCCCGCCAAAGCCGTCGGGTACCATCTCGTCGCAGTACTGACTGATCTGGTAGAGCGCCGTCTTGTCGATGGTCGAATCGGACAGGTAGTTGCCCAGCCCGTAGCGGGTCGAGGTGATCAGGTCGTAGAAACACCACGCCGGGTTGTCGGTGAAGGCGAGCTTGAAGCCGCCGTTCCATGCGCCGCTGTAGGTGCGCAGATCCGGGTCGTAGTTGTTCGGCACGCGCACCAGCAGCCCGTCGATCAGGTAGCTGCGGCCCGGCACGCTGCTGAACTGGCGTGCGTCGATGTTCAGGCCGACGAGCGCCGAGTTCGGGTAGCGCAGCCGCTGGTCGACCACTGATTCGAGCACGTCGAAGAAGGTGTCGTTGATCAGCGTGGAGCTGGTCGAGTCGTCTGTGATACGGCGCACGCGCACGAGCCACGGGCCCGCGCCCTGCAGGTCGAAGCGGGCGCTGCGCTGGTACTTGCTGCGCGTCTTGCCCGTGATCGTCATATCGACCACCTGGGTCCACGCCAGGCTGCCACTTGACTGGTACTCGACCACCATCTCGACCGAGCTGCCATGCACGTCGCCTGTTGACGCGTTCACGCTGTAAAGCGCGGACACCGACAGCGTGACCACGCAGGCGTTCGCCTCGGGGTTGTCGATGGCCGTCTGGATCGGCACACCCTTCTTGACCTGGGTACCCAGCTGCGTGCTCGTGTAGACCGAGCCGAAGCCGGGAACCACCGGCTGGCTCTGCGTGCCGTTCACCCACGCAACCTTATAGCCGTTGAAGTTCGGAGAGCCGTTGGTGGTGATGGGGACGTTATCCAGAAAGATCGCGTCCGTCTGGGCGCCTGCGACGCTCGGGTTCAGACCACCCTGCACCAGCCCCTTGATCTCACCCTCACACAGCAGGTCGAGCAGCGACACGAAGGCGACCGACTGCAGCGAGTCGGGATCTTCCGTGGGCGTGTTGGCTGAGCCTCCGCCATCCTTGCCGCCGCCCGCGCCGCGCGGCGGAGTGGGGATGCGGGCGACAATTTTCTGAGCCGGGTAGTGCGCGAAGCGTCGCGGAAAGGGCGCGTTCAAGTGAGGTTCCCCGTTTCGGCGGGTGCGTTCGCCAGATCCACCGCCGACAGCGCTGCCGAGATGGCCTGTGAGCCGATCAGCACGCGGCCGTAGACGACGGGCACGGGCGCACCCTGTTGCTGTGTGTTGGCCGGGCCGTTGAAGTAGAACGAGCTGAGCGAGTCGCCGCTATTGCCGCCGTTACTGTTTTTCGGGATGGTGGTCAGCAGCCCTGTGATGCCGCCCAGCGTGAGCGACACGCCCAGGCCCACGGCTGCCATCATCATGCCGCCGCCCGCTACCCAGCCGAACGGGTTCCACCAGCACACCGCGAGAATGATCAGGCCGACCACGAACTCGACCGCCGAGAAGAGCTTGCCGCCGCCGCCCTGTATCACATGCACGATCGTCAGCCGCTTGCCGGCGATAGGCAGCGTCAGCTCCTTCTCGCCGACGCCGCGCGCACCGTCGTCGACCACGATCTGATACTCGGCCCCCGCCTGCGAGTCCTCGATCAGCTTCTGCTTGAACTCCGGATAGTTCATGCCGAGCAGGCGGAACACCTCGGCCGTCGTGCTGGCCACGAGGTGGTGGGTGCGGCCGAACAGCTCGCCGAGCTGGCCGGCGAGCACGACTTCCACGGTTTCGTTGTCGATGACGCGCGCGCTCATAGCTGGCTCTCGTGTCGCAGGTGGTGAGTAGTCCTCTTGAACCAGTCGCTGCCGAAGGTGTAGGGAACAATTTCGGACAACCGACCGTGTCTATGGTGCAGGATTGTACCGTCACCCAGGTAGATCGCACCATGATTCGGCACGCGCGAGGCCATCTGCATCAGCAACCCGTCGCCGCGCTTCAGATCGTTGAAGTTGACCTCGGGCGACACCTCCCGGAAGCCGTGCTGGGTGAACTGCTCGACGTACATGTTGCCGCCGTTACTCCACCAGTCATCCGCGCGCTCGACGTCGGGCAGCTCGATACCCATCTCGCGGCTGTACCAGTCCCGGCACAGCGCGTAGCAGTCGAGGATGCCGTGATAGAACTCGCGTCCGACGTAGGGCGCCACGTAGCCGGTGGGCAGCGTCAGGCTGTGGCTGCCGTCCGCGCCGACGATATGCCACGGCAGGCCCGAGGGCTCCAGCTGCACGAGATCAGCCTGGGTAGGCTGCGCGGTGGCGCGCGGGTGCGTGTGCCATACGGCCACCACCTTCTCGCTGTTGTGCAGCCTCGCCCACTCGACCGCTCCGATGCGGAACTGCTGGTCGGGCTCGGTCGACACGTTCGCGCATTCGACCAGTTCGTTGCCGTGCTCGCGCTCGACGATCACGCCGCACAGCTCCAGCGGCTTGTCGGGGTGCAGGGCCTTCTCTTCCTCCATGCGCGCCAGCATCTGGCGGATCAGGATGACATCAGACATAGCGTCGTGCTCCAGGAAAGCCGCCGAACGGCAGGTCAGGGTTCGCGCCAAAGTGGGCGAAACGGCATTTGCAGCTGTCCAGCCGCTTGCCGCAGATGTCCGCGCCCGGTAGCGCGACGGGCTGGTCGTTGATGTCGAAATAGAAGCCCGCGATGGGCACCCAGCTGCACTCGGAACTCTTGTAGACCCACGGGCAGCTGTTCTGGATGACCTGCCGGTTGGGCAGCGTGATGCCCGTCAGATCCAGCGAGCTGACGAGGTCGAAGGCCACCACGTCGTCACTCTCAGCCGTCTTGCGGCCGAGGTAGAAGACGTCCTGCGGGAACTCCTGGGTCGGGTTCGCGTCGGGCATGCCGTCGAGGAACTTGCGGAAGGTGCGCTTGCGCGTGAGCTTGGCACCCACCATGTCCTGATACTGCATGATGGTTTGCGAGATCGCGCCGTTCACGTTGGACACCACCAGGCCGGGTGTGGGCATCTGCCCCTGCCCGTTCAGTTCGAAGCCCGTCACGTTGACCGGGTACGGCTGGTAGGTGATGCCCTGAAACACGATCGGCTGGCGGAACTCGTTGGTGCCGCAATGGAAGTACTGCACGGAAGCGAGCCCGATCGGATTGAGGTCGAGCAGGTACAGCTCGATCAGTGCGTCGGGCGCGAGCCGCATGCACTCGGCGTTGATGGTGTTGGCGGTGGTCATGTGTCAGTCCTCAGTCCGGGTCGAAACACTGCACGAAGGTGGCCGAGACAACGACGAAGCCCCAGCTCTCTTCGTTCTTCTTGAAGGCGCC